CCGTGGTCAATTTATTCAGCTCGGCCTGCCATTTGGCTATCCTCTTTGGATTGCGGCTCTTCCCGATGGCGGTCTCCAGCGTCTTGATACGGGCATCGCCCGTTTTGGCCTGGCCGCGCAGCTTGGTAAGCTCTGCGGCATTGAGCGTTTCGCCGGTATTTGTCGTCAGATCCAGGCCGGCGCGGATGCCTGCCAAGACGTCAGCGCGATTACTGCTTGCGACAGCACCGACTGATTCCCTTAAATTTTTGGCATTTATGCCTGTGGGTTGTGTTGCCATATTATTCTTCTCCTTTTTGTTGTTTCAGTTCCACCACATCCACCTTCGCCATGAAGTCATTGAGCTGCGTCACAGCAAACTCCAACAGCAACCGGCTGCCCGATGCGCGGGCGGCGGCGTAGGCTTCGATTAGTTCGGCGAGTTGGGGTTTCATTAGATTGCCGTCCATGCGGTTCCGTTGTAAAAGTTAAGGTTGTTGGTGGTCGTGTTGTAGATCACAAGACCGGCAGGCGGCGTGGCAATGGCGTTTCTTTGCGTATTAGTCATGCGCGGCGGGAGGAAGCCTTTGGTCGTGCTGGCCACGTCCAAGATGGCGGCAGCGTTGGCTGTCCCGCCAATCCCCACATTCCCACTAGCGTCGATCCGCATGCGTTCGGCATAAGCGGCATTTGTGTCTCTTACTATAAGCGTGTTTTGAACGTCCAAATAAGAAACGCCATTTCCAGCAAGCGCAGCCATGTCGGTGCTAAAACTGGAGCGGACAACACCATTGATGTAGCTATAAAAACCGGCTGCTCCTGTGGCGCTTGTAGCGCGAGCGGCAATGTTGCCAACTACGTCAAGTTTCTCGCTCCCCGATGTTGTGCCAATCCACACATTCCCGCTGGCGTCGATGCGCATGCGTTCTCCTCCAGAGCCATTGACAAAAGCGATTGCTCCGGTGTCATACCAGTCTGGAAGACCGACCTTAACAACAGGATCTGAAGAAAAATCTACTGTGAATTGTTTTCGATTATCTCCAGTGCTTACGGCAAACTTGGATGCAGGAACCGCCGTCCCAATCCCCACATTCCCGCTGGCGTCGATGCGCATGCGCTCGGTGCCTGCCGTGAAAAATCGGGTTATGCCTCCCGTTCCAGTAAGCTGCCCGATCTGAAGGTCGCCAGTCGTTGCGGAGGCTGTAAATATCCTTGCAGTATCGGCGCTAGAAACATCAATAAACATCCCAACGGTTGCATTGTCTGGATTTACTACTTCAAGCTGTCCGCCTTCTGCTCCTACAGGGCGAAGAGACAGGATTCCGTCTTGGGTAATCCTCACCCGCTCCGTATTATTTGTCCCAAACGACAGCGCAAAGTTGCCGGTGTTGGTGATCGAGCGGTTTGCCGTGCTGACGGTGATGTCTTGGGCGCCGAAAGCTGGCGCGACTTTCGTGCCGGCAATCGCTGCGGTGGCGCTGACATCAGCGTTGACGATGTCGCTGACCGTGCGGGCGGAATTCAACTTAGTCGGGGTCACGGTATCCCCAGAGGTGAAGGTGTAATTATATGAGGCCATAGGGTAGTTGAGAGTTTAGGGTTGAGCGTTAAGAGATTAGGCGGCAGAGCGGGTTTCCGTGGGCGGTAGCGACTTGGGCGAGGCTTCGATGCTGGCGGATCTGATTTCCGGCCGACCACCGGAGGTTTGGTAAATGACTTCGGCGCTGTGCGCTTTGTAACGCACTGGAGACTTCATGTTGTAGTCTTCGCTGGTCAGTGCGCCGTTGGTCAGGGTGCCGACGATGGTTTCGGTATCGGGATTGATCGTGCTGATCTTGGTCGTCACGCTGGCGCCCGCCGGAATGACGACATCGGCAATCGTGCGCAGGAAGCGCTTGCTGTGCATGTCGCCAAAGTCGTAGCGGCGCGTCTTGATGCTGCCGACCACCGGACTGGTGCCTGAGTTGACTGCCGTGTCATCAATCGCCGTGTCGTTCTCCTCCAGCAAATACAGGTTGCCGGAGCGAGGAATTGAAAAGACGCGGCGCTGGTTGTTGTAGGTTCCGACGAGGATCTGGTTGACCGATGCGCTGCTTGGGTATGTGTCGCGGTATTCCCAAGTGTCGGTGAGTGCGTTCCATGCAATGACCAGCTTGTTGCCATCAAGCGGCTCGGCGCTGGTAGGAAGCGCGACCAAATAGCGGTTGTTGTGCCAGATCCCAAAAGCCGACTTCTCCACGCGGGCCTGCACCACTTGGCTGAAGAGGTCGGCGATAGGTTCGCTGAGAGGCTTGGTGTCGCCGCGAACCTTGAGGTCTAGGGCGCGGTCTAGGCGGTAGATACCGGCGTCACTGAGGAAGAAGACAAAGTTACCGGCGGTGACGATGGTGTTCCTTGCGCTGCATCCGATTTCGTTGGTGAGGAGCGTGAGTTGCGAGACCGGAGTGTCCACCGAGAAGTCGCTGCCATCGGTTGAGGCAAATTGATTGAGCGTGGCGAGCCAGATGGATTTGCGGCAGAAGACGAGGGCTTGGCCTTCAACCCAAGGATGCACGGCGACAATGCGGTCATCGCCGCCTGCGCCTGCTCGGAAGCTATTCCAGAAGGGATCGTAGAGGTCAGGGTCGAGAACGTCCGAGATCGCCACCGTGTCGCGGTTCTTGGCGATCCAGAGGCGGTTGTTGTGGTAGCTGGCCCAGCCGACACTCGGCATGGTCGTGTAGGTCACACCTGCGGCGGGCACGCCTGCGGTGGCGCGGACGAAGTTGCCGCTGCCGCCGTCCCAATAGATCGGCGGCTTTGTTCTCCGCACCTTGATGCCTGCGGCGGCGTGGGTCGCTGTGCCGCTTGGGACGGTGATGGTGAAAGAATCCGTGGCTACGCTCTGAATGTCGTATTCGTGGCCTGCATCAAAAGCCGGTGTGGTGCTGCCTTCGATGCGGACGCGGGCGCCAGCCGGATAGCCATGGGCGGTGACGTTGACCGTGGCCGTGGTCGAGGAAACCGTGATGCCTGACGCGGTCGTGAGCTTTTGCTCCCAGCCGGTGACAGTGCGATCAGCTTCGCGCAAGACATACAAGCGATTGAACGCCTGCACTACTGAGACGGTGTCGGTGCCTTCGATCTTCTCGGCGGGGCTGGTCGGGTAGGTCTTCACGGCCGGCGATTGCCCCTGCCGGTAAAGCGTGGCGCTGTCGCTTCCGGCGAGCACGATAAATTCGTTGGCGTTGTCGTAGTTCTGGCTGGCGAACACTCCGGCCGCATAGAGTCCGCCGTCGTAGCTGTCGCGGACTTCGGGGCCGTTGTTTGCAACTATGGTTCCGGTGGCCGGTGTCGTGGGGCTGCCGCTGACGGTGTAGGTGAAAGTATTGGCGTCCGTCACAGTGACGATAAAGTCGCCGTTGTAGTCCGTCTCGGCGGCGCCACGGATGTTCACTTGGTCGCCGGTTGTGAATCCATGGGCGGTGGCCGTGACGGTGGCCGTGGTCGAGGCGCGGGTGATCGAGGTGACTGCCTTGTCGGTGCCGAGAGTAAAGTCGAGTGTCAGCGGGGCACCGGTCGTGCCGATGGTGTCGGTGAGGCGCTTGCTGCCTTTGCGCGTCTGCGCGACTCCGCGATCCAAGCGCATGTTGACGCTGTCTTGCAGCATGCCCGCCGGAAGGGTCAGCGGGTTCAAGCGGCTGGCGAAGCCGAGGAAGCCGTTGTCGCCGTCGCGTTGGACTGGAGATTCGAGGGACATGGGGAAGTCGTCAGTCGTCAGTTAGCAGGCGTCAGGGCAGAACGGAGTCTGCTCTTAAAGCGGGCGGCGTCGCCGGGGCTGATGTCGGTTTTGCGGGTTGGGGCGACTTGTTGGTGGGTGAGGATGAGGTTCATCGGGATGTTCCACTTGCGCATGCGGGGGACGAGGTATTCTAGGGCGCTGTTCATGGCCGCTTCACCGAGGGGGTCTTCGTAGGTGTTGCCTTCCCAGGCGACGCCGAGGCTCCAGCTATTCAGGTCGGGGCGGCCGTGCCAGTTGCTGCGGCCAGCGTGCCAGCAGCGGTCGGTGTCGTTGGCGAAGACGGTGCGGCGGCCGTCTCTGGCGATGAGGACGTGGTAGCTCACTTTAGCGGCGGGGTTGGTGATCCAGGCGCAGCTGCCCCGGTAGCTGCCGTCGCTGTGATGCAGGACGATGGCTTCCGGTTTGATGCGGTTGGCTTGTTTGTTCGGCGTGCTGAGTCGGCGCTCGTCGTAGGTCGTCAGCGGTGGCTCGACGGTGAAGCTCGGCCTGGATGCGGAGGCAAAGTTCGGCGAGTCCGGCGCTGGGGTAGCGTCGGACTTCTTGCCAAAGATTCTCTTGAGCCAGGTCCACATGGGTTATTTCGCGTGACCCTTGGGCGGGGGATTGACCGTGACCGTGGCTTGCTGCTTGAGGAAGTCGTAGCCAACGGTGACGCAGCTGGTCATCGACAGGGCGATGACAGCTAGGGCTGAGACTTGGAGGCAGCGGCGGGTCCGGAGGCCCCGCCCTACCTGGTCGGCTTGCGGTTTCATCCTTTGTTTTACAGGCGGGCGGTGCCGTCTTTTGCCACCACTAATCCCCATGCAGCCATGAGGCTGGCGGCGATGAGGCCGATGTCGGGGATGGTGCCGGTGGCGAGGAATTCCTTGGCGCCGGTCGCCAGGGCGATGAGGGCGGTCAAGATTCCGATGGTCGTTGTTTTCCAGTTACGCATGGTTTTGTTTCTCCTTATGATTTCCGGCGGTAGTCCCGGAT